CCCATAATAACCATCTCTGCCTCAAAATTGTCCATCATAAACTGGATGAAGTTCTCACAGTTAATGTGCCATGTATCCAATTTGCCACTTTTCTTAGCATTGTCGTAGCCGTCTTTGAGCTCGTAGCACATGCCGGTTGTCAAAGAATACATAGCACTAATTTCTTTAGTCTTCAATTCTTTAACTTTACCAGACAATACATCTGTAGGAGTTGGCAAGTCTGCGGCAATCTTACGATGAGCCATAAACTTAATTGCAAGGCCTTCACCAACGCAACCCGAGACCATATCTGTCTGCTCGTTGTCTGTCATCTCGTCATCAATAAGATCTGACACGAAGCTCCAACTGCGAGGTGTAGCGAACGAACGGTCATGTACAGTAGGATCAAAGTTGTACAAGTCTGCTTTTTGGTAGTTCAAGTAACCTACCACGTCTGGATGGATACGATTTTGTAGTGCCCAAACATTCCAGTCTGCAAAGTCTACACGAAGTTCAAAGTGAACAAAGCGGTTAGCCAACGGAGTAGGCATACGATAAGTAACACCTTTGTCTGTCATACGATTACCAGCCGCCATAATAACAACATTGTCTGGCAGTTCGTATGTGCCAACCTTGCGGTTAAGGATAAGTTGGTAAGCCGCGGCCTGAACAGCAGGAGCCGCACCAGCTAGCTCGTCCAGGAACAATACTACGACAGGATGCTTTGCGGCAAACTCTTTAGTAGGCAGTTCACTGGGAGGTGCCCACGACATTGTGTTTTCTTTAGCATTGTAGTAAGGGATACCTTTAATGTCTGTAGGTTCCCACAAGTTCAAACGAACGTCAATAAGAGCGCCACCCATTTCTTCTGCCAACTGAGCGGCAAGGTCGGATTTACCTACGCCTGGAGGACCCCACATAAACACGGGACGCTTGACTTTCATAGCACGGCGGATAAGACGCTTTGCTTCTGTGATCTTTACTGTACGGGGTTCGCCTACTCCGCCTTTATTTACTTTTGCCATTTAGCATTCTCCTATAAATGTTTTGCTATGTGTCTATTATAACGTCTAATCTTAATTGTGTCAATTAACGATTCTTAGACATAGTGTGGATCAGACCTGTCTTTGTATAAGTGATGACTCCGCCAGTAGAACTAGGAACTCGGTCGCCGACTTTAGGTGTTGCAGGTTGTGTCATTATACGTTTACTTCTTTGGTTAGTGTTTTAAATTCTTTGTCAACATAGAACTGGATTAGTTCTCGTTGGATCTGTGTAATCAAGTCGCCGTGGTCGTCGTTGACAACGAACCGCACTGGGCATCGACCCCAGCGTCCTGTAGTGTTAAAATCCGCAAACCATTTGCGGTGTTCTTTGTTATTGGCATCGAACACTACGAAGGTGCGTCCGTGCAACTGCAATCTGCTCATTGTAATGTCCTATGTAAAAGAAAGGAAAAGGGCACACTTCTGTGCCCTATGTGGATTACTCGCCTGCAACTGCGACAAGTGCTTCTGCAGAAACGTCTGTGTCTGCAGGGATAGTAAACAAAGCATTAGCCTTAGCATAAGCAAGACCTGCTTCTTTAGTCATTGCCTCAGGCAGCTCAAAGAGCTCAACATTGGTGTGACCATTCTTCACCAAGTTTTTAATACGACTGGCGAAGTCGTTAGCAAAACGAACTTTAGTCTTGCCTGCAAGTGTTGAAACGCCGATAACTTTAAAAGTTTTAGTAGTAGCCATTTTAGATTTCTCTTTCTCTGTGTGTAAAAAATGTGTACGATGAACCATTCACCGTATCACTATTATATGCTCATTCGCCTTTTGTGTCAATTACTTTTGCCAACTTTTTACGGTTGTAAACTTTTTGGCTAGCAACGACCTGCGGGCGATAAGCACCGTTATGAAACAAGAAGTCAGCACGACGTTTCTGTTTAGGAACTTTAGCAGTGATAATTTCTCGCTTCATAATTCTCTCCATTAAAGTGTTATTATAACACCAAAATCATTTTGTGTCAAATTTCTCTAGAATCTCTAGGATAGCACGGTCTGCGTCATCTGTATGAGTGACTTCATCTAGTAACTCGACTTCTTCCAAACGCAAACGGCTCATTTCACCACGTACCAAATTCAAAAGATACAGTAGGTTTTCTGTGTTCATATCATCATAAAACTCTCGGAGTTCTTCTGCACTAGCAGTCATGATGAAGTTAAGGTTGTCGCGGTCTAACGGGTTCATTATTTATATTCCTTACTTGAGTTCGCGAAGAATACCTTGCTTAAGGTAAGAAGCAAAACACTTTCCGGCTTCTAATTCAGCATAATCAGAACCACCCTTAGAACGGTAACCTGCACGGCCTCGAACTAATCGAGCTTTCAAATTAATAACATCGATGCGTTTTACTACAGAAGCGCCCAATGTTGCGAGCATAATGTCGCCTTCTTGGCCTAAACGGGTTCCAGATGGTTTTACCATCACGAATTCACGTGTTTCATAATTCTTACTCATATCTAACTCCTTTGTGTGTCTGTATGTATATATTATACTGCCAAAACCAATTTGTGTCAATTATTTGATTTCTTTGTCTTCTGATTCCAACTGTCCTACACGGATTTTAAATAGTTGGTACAGGCAGTAAATCATAACAGCAAACGAAATTCCTGCTACAATATCAGTGGCTTCCATGCCTAGCATGATAATACCATTGACCAATGCAATAACAGCAAAGATACCAATTGCCACTTTGCCCATGTCTAATAGGGCTTGAATTTGATACTTGTTCATTTTTGTTTCCTTAAGAATTAATTGTCTCAAACGGACTAAGTTCATCTTGTTCGATTTCTTCGAAGATCCAAGTAATTGGAACGTCAAGTTCACGAGCAATAGTTACGGGAAGATAGCCATCTTGTAGCATACCTTTGATTTCAACGGATAGTTCTGATACCTTGCCCATATGATTCCTTAATAATCGTATTCGTAAAACTTAACTGTGGGGTCTAACTTGCGAAGTTGTTTAGCGGCAGTATCCAACTCTTTGAATCTCCGATTGACCTCTGCGCGGGGAAGTTCTCCATCGCAGGTCAAGTTCTCGGGACTTAGAGCCGCATCAATCATATCCGCTACTCGCTGACGACCTTGTGCAGTTTTGATTTCATATTGTTCGCCATTGAAGAATGAATTCCAGTGATTCTTCTGGTCAATAAACGCTTGAAGTGCTTTCATATAAACTCCTGTTTAAAAAGTAATTTTAACGCCAGTTTGGTTGTCTGTCAACTCGAATCGCATAGCAGGATGCATTCTTTGCATTTCTACAACCTTTTTGCGAGCACGGGCCAAACTATATTCATCGCTCCAATAGTAACCAGTATAGAGCTTATCTTTGTAAAACATTTGACAAAGCCATTTATACATAGTAGTCCTTGTTGCGATATATGTATTATACAACCAAAATCAATTTATGTCAATTACATTGACCAGTAAGTTTCGCTAGCAGGATTGCAGGACCATGGAGTATCACGGTCAATCTGCACGTCTTTGCCAGTCATCAAGTTCTTTACAGTCTGCATTGTAGCAAAGAATTCGATGCGAAAACCTTTACTCGCAGGATACAATTGGTATTGGAGTTCGCGAACTTCGCGTTTCATTTCAGCTTCATCACGATGTTGCCAAACTGTAGTGCTAACAAGACGTTCGCCACTTTTCGTGCGCTTGTCTGCTTTATAGATATACATTGTATGACTCTGTTTCATATCAACTCCTGTTTTGTTAAACTATGTGTATATTATACTGCCAAAACCAATTTGTGTCAATTTACGAGCATTAAGTACTCGTTGATCAAATCGCTGGGATAGTCTTCATTGTAATAAAAGTAATAACGGGCAGATTTCAAACCCATTTGTTCTTTCATTAGAGCAAAGCCTGCGGCTAAGATCTCGTCTTCAGTTTGAAAACCTTTTGGAAGTTCGTTTGCTAGTGTCATACAAGTATTGTATGACCAAACCTAATTTGTGTCAATTACTTTTTAGTTTTAGCACCGTTGAATACAGGTTTAAAAACACGAATAAATCCAGTTTCTAAATCATCGATTTGTTGAGCATTAAAATCTTTTAAATCAAATACCATTACTGGTAAATCATTTACATTAACTTTAAAATCGGGTTTCCAATCTAAATTAGCAGGCTGTAGAATATCGTGCTTCTGGCGTCCTACCCAATAATCAGGAATATCATCTGTATTATTTAGAAAATGTTGCTTAACACCTTTACGCCAGTTTTTAGGAAACTGCCACTGAGTTTCCTTGCTTAATCTATCTAATTTGCCATACATCGCAGGAAGATTAACTGTTAGTTTAGCATAATGTGGTTGAAATCTTTTATTTACAGTATTACCTTTAGTAGCAATACCAGTATAATAATAGATATAACCTTCAGGCAATCTTTGAAAAATAAAATATAATCCAGTATGTTTACCTGCGGCACCAGAGTATAAATGTTTTACTTTTGTAAAATAAGGAGAACTAAATTCAAGGCCTTCTGTTTGAAAACATTCTCTTGTTTTCTCCACAAAATCAGGTGCATCATCGTGTGTGATAATGCTATCAATAATCTCTTCCGCTTTCATTATATTCTCCGTAACCATATATTTATAGGTTAGTTGAAAAATGCTTTATATAAGCCTAACGCACAGATAACCATAGCCACAACATTAACTAATAACTGTGGTCGATTTGCTACACGAAAACTCCATAGCATAAAACAGATAGTGCCTAATGCCGCGGCAACAAGGTTGTATGGTCTAACACTATAACCATATTCCAATGCGCTGTTCAAAACGTGCATCAGAATGATGAATAACGCACCAGCCCACTGTATAATTTCGTTTACTTTTTCTTTGTTCATAACGTGATTATACACTCAAAATCAATTTATGTCAACCAACGAATACTGTTGCTAAATATTGCGTACTAAAAGGATTAACAATGTCAGCAGATTGGTTTCCGCCCAAGGGCAAATCGTGTTTATTAAAATGGAGTCAAGTAAGTTTATATCTATGGGAAAACACCAGCAGTGGTTGTCATAGAAACTTAAACGCACCTATCCCCGCTAATTTTGACTTTCACAATACTCCTATTGTTTTAGAGCATAGAACAAAAATGCTTAACGATCAATGGCCCAGTGACGGCAGAGGCTGTGAGCATTGCAGGGATCAAGAAAAATACAGTGGAATGAGTGACAGAGTTCAATTCTTAAAGTCTGATGGCAATAAACGCTATGTGCCAAAAGAGTTATATACTGATCCAACAGCTATTCATGTCAAGCCAACAATGCTGTCTATTCACTTTAATAATAAATGTAACTTGAAATGTATCTACTGTGGTCCAAATCAAAGTAGCAGTTGGGTTAAAGAAGAATGGAAGTACGAACAAGGTAAAGATTATGACATCGACCCTTGGGAATTAGATGCTACATATAAAGAACGTGTTGCCAAGTTCTATGAATGGATGGAAGAAAATTATCAAGGATTACGTGCATTTGATATTTTAGGCGGCGAACCATTCTTACAAAAAGAAACATTTGATTGTATTGATTGGTGCGAAGCACATCCTAACCCAGAAGTTGATTTTGAAATTTACAGTAATATGCAGGTTAAACCTGTATTGTTTAAGCGTGGTATTGAAAAGGTTCGTGCGTTAGCTAGAACTTGTAATAGCGTAGAGCTTACAACCTCCATAGATGCTTGGGGTCGCGAAGGCGAGTTTATTCGCAATGGACATGATATCGCTACATTCAAAGAAAACTTCGAATACGTACTTGCAGAATGTCCTGAAATAATGCCTGGTATGAATTGGAGTGTAACTTCATTGAGCATGCCACATATTCATGAACTACAACAACAGGTTATAGAATGGCAAGACAAATATGGAAGACCGATCAATGTTAACTTTAACAAAGTCATTGATCCATATATCTATGATCCTAATATTTTCCCCAAAGGTACATTTGCAAAAGACATTGAAAAGATACTTGAATTGAATGAGATAATGTATGGGGATAGAGAATACAAACATTATGCAAAGAGTATTTTTACAGAAATCGAAAGTAGTCCTGCAAGACCAGCCGCTGTAAAAGAATTATATCAACGTTTGGATATTCTTGATACTAGGCGACAAACTAACTGGCGTGAAGTATTACCTTGGTTAGCTGAGTTAGAAAAGAACTCGTGAAAAATGGGCATTAAGCCCATTTTTCTTTATACGCCATCATAGCCTTTTCACGAGCTATTTGTAATCTAAGTGCTACATAGTCACTGACATCATCATTGTCTAAGTCAACAGTAACTAGTCTAGGTCTATTGTAGCTGCGATGAAGATCTAGTTCCGGATCAAGGTCTAGTCCCTCATCGTCTAGTTCAAAATTACTTAGCTGGAGTTGCGGCAGGCTTTGCAGGAGCCTTTTCGTCTGCTTTGGCAGCAGGCGCTGGTGTAGCACTTTTAGTGTCAGCTGGCTTACCTGCCTTTGCTTCAGCTTCTTTTTCAGCTTTAGTCTTTGGCTTTGCAACCTTAGGCATTTCCTTAGGTGTAGCAGGAACGTTTGCTGTAGCTTCTGGCTTCTTAACTTCTTCTACTTTGGCTGGTGCGGCAGCAAAAGCGGCGGTTGCGGCAAAGGCAACGACTAGGGTAGCGATAAGATTTTTCATTTTAAGTTTCCTTTAGATTAATGAACTATAGTGACATTTTTGTCTCTACATATATATAACGCGGCAGCTCTGTATTTTGTTGACAAAATGTTTACTCTAACCAAATATTATCTACCAATTTTAATTGGTCTACCATTTCTCTAGCAGTTATATGGGTTAGCAAGGCCCTGCGTTTTAAATCTGTATTATTTGGCATAGTACTATGTAATACCCTTGGATTATACATTAGTACATCGCCTGGACCCATTTCCGGCTGTACTACATTAGCCAAAAATTCTTCTGTGTACACACCTTTATAACTATCTTGCACTACCCAATTTCTCAAATGGCTACCTGGATATAAACCAGTGCCGCCATTTTCTTCATTGAATTCGCATAAAGGAACAATACATTGAATTCCTAGTAGTTCGAAACTTTCGTGCCAAGGATCAAATCTATAAGGAGTATCTATATGAGGCTTGACAAATTTATTGCCTGGTTCATTGGTAATAACATCACAGACATAAACAACGCTGTCATTAAACCACTCTTTAGAAACTTCTAATAATTTATTGTTAATAGATTTAACACATTCCCAACCTGTAAGTTGTTGACTCCACCATATAGCAAATTCTCCTGCTTCATCAAGTTTCTTTTTAGGAAAATATTTGGCAGTAAAATCATGCCCACGCTGTGGTTCTAAATAGTGTTGTAGAAAGTTAAGGTCATCGATGTCTTCCTGATCGATTAAATTGCGAACAACACAATAGCCCTGTTCATTAATTGTGTTTAAAATTTGTTGGCCCATAGATTTATATCACCTGAATATAATGTGAATTCAAAAGCATCCATCTCACTGAACAAAACTAACTGACGTTTACTCAAGTAATATGGCCAATCCATACGTTCGTCTAAAAGTAATAATGTTTTGTTTAGTACCCTATACTCTTGTTTGAATTTTAGTGGATATGTTTTCCACAAACGTTTTGCTAGTTCAAATCCTGTACTAGTAAATCTAGTACCTTTGGTATTTTTATATATTTGAAAAAACTCTAAGTCCTTACCCACTGACTTTTGTAATTGTTCAAAGATAATGTCACTTATCTGTTTTTTTGATAAGGTCTGATTCATTGACTAAAGACCCTTCTTTTAATTCCACTACAGTAAAGTCCGAACACTTGAACAACTTGTTCATTTTTTCCATTAAATTAAATGCATGTCCCGGATTACTAAAGCTGACCTTTTTATATTTTGGTCCAGGATAATCCTGCAAGCTGTTTAAGAACGTGCGAAGATTGAAAGGTTGTCCTTTATAGAAAACTGCATAGATGGCTTCGGCTTCTAATATTTCTTCACTCTTATAAGAGCTAGGGTCTACGTAAGTTAATAGTATAGTCGGTTTCGGTCTTGCCATCTGCTGTTCTCCTACTATTATTTATCAGAGAACGCATTATATACTATTTTAACTATCGTCTTCGTCCAAAAATACGTCTTTTTTCTGTCCTAGTACAACTTTTAAGTCCATTTTAGTTTTAAACGGTCCAACATACGTATTAGTCTTTACAGTGGTTAACCTAGGGCATAAACTGGCGCACCAACCATTTTTAAACTTTAATCCATACCAACCAGCAACGTGAGTGCTTTTACTTTCTGATTTTTTAGTAAAAGTAGGAAATCCATCAATCTCTTTAACATTAAAGACTTCTTCTTGATCAGTAGGATAACCCATGACCTCGAGATGACCTCCATGTGTTAGATCACGGACAACAAATTCAATGCCCATATCTTTAAGTTCGTCTTGACTCTGTGCTACCAAGTCCTTGCGCTTAAGATTAATAGTATAGTTATTATCCTTGAAGTTCATCATGCCGACCCGCTTGGCATTTTCTTCTAGAATCCAAAACTTATCTTTAATTACACTTTTTGCTAAAATCATTTGTATGTTGCTCCTAAGTACTCGCCATGGTCTGTCATCTTATCCGCGATAGTGACAAGGTTCCATTTGCTACAAAACTTAACAAAATGTAAGCCCACTGACTGTACTCTCTGTTTATTAACGGCATCGCTAATAGTTTCATCTAACGCTAGTTTAATATCTTCTGGCTGTTCTGTCAAGTCTATCAGCATCTTATTATGCAAATATCTGTCACGAACTCTGTGCTCATTGCCTTCGTGGTCGGCCCAACGCTGAAGCATGAGATTGTTCCAATTATAGCCCTTGGTTTCTCTGTCAGCAAAGGCTTCTCTCAAACCAACTTTGTTCTTAGTGCCTTTTTCACGTACACCTGGAAAGGCAGAAAAGACATTGTCTGAACTATCACCACGCATACATTTCTCAAACAATAACCACTGTGGATCTGGAGCAGGCAATTCTTCTTTAGTTTTCTTATCTTTAATGCGTTTACCTTTTTCATCAAAGATACCTTCCACAGTGATTAACTGTTTACTAATACCATTGAATTGACGAACATTGGGTCTAAGCAATTGATAAAAATCGCTGTCACTGCTGACAATAACGTGTTCATCTTGGGGATGATTTTGTATGAAGCGAGCAATAAAGTCATCAGCTTCGCAACGTGGATGTTGCAATACTGTACAATTAGATTTAGATGTTAGATAGTCTTTGAGCTCATCAAAGGCTTGCCAAAAGATTCGATCTTCTTCTGCTTCTTTAGGGCTCAATGCCATACGAGCCGCAGTACGATTGGCTTTGTAAGTAGTATCAACTTCTTTACGCCAGCTTCGACCTTCTAAACAGACTACAACGTGACTGCCTTTAAAGTCACGCCATACTTTGTTAATACTGTTAAACATAATGTGGTAAGCCATACCAACTTTAGTTTCAGCGTCTTCGCCTCTAACAACGTGACGAGCACGGAAGAACATGTTAGCGGCATCTACTAGGATGTATTGTTTACCCATTTAAATAATCTTGTATAAGTTGTTGGTCAATTTTTTCTTTAAAGTGTATGTTGAACTCTTGTAGCAAGCTCATAAATTCAGCATACTCTTTAACTGTCATTAGCATTTCATTTTTAATGTTTTCATCATCTATCCTTGTCAGGACTAATAATATATGAGTATCACCTACCCACTTAACTTCGAAATTCCAATTTAATTTTGTTGACATACGTTATTATACACGATTATCAATTAAAGTCAAGACTTCTTCCGCTTTTTTGGTAACTTGTCGGCATCAGCAACAAATTTGGATTCTTCTTCCATTTGTCCACCAATGTTCTTACATAAATCAGTAAACCATTTGTCTACTACTTCTTCATCTGTGGCACCTTGATAACCATGCTTACGTAGGAAATCAATAAATGGTTTATTCCATTCCAATTCCATAAAGCCTTGATTTGGATTCTCGCCATCAAAGTTTGTGTTAACAACATTGACCCAGGGTTCACTGCCTTCTTTGCCTGTGGCTTCTGGTTTCTTGCCAAATAAGTTTTTTAGTTTTTCTAACATAATATTCCTTAGAATAGATCAATCTTTTCCCATGGTAAATAATCTTTACCAAAGTGTCCGTAGTTTGTAGTGCTACTATAGATAGGACGGAACAAGTTGAAGCGATCGATAATACCTTTAGGAGTTAGGTCTATTAGATCTTCGATTGTTTTAGTTAGCTTTCTACTATCGCCATTACTTTCAATGTAAAAGCTCATAGGCTGTGCAAGCCCAATAGCATAGCTAATTTGTACATTGGCCCAGTCAGCATGGCCACTTGCTACAATGTTTTTAGCAATCCAACGTGTCAGATAAGCGGCACTTCGATCTACCTTAGTAGGGTCCTTACCACTAAAAGCCCCACCGCCATGAGGGCTATAACCACCGTAGGTATCCACGATGATTTTTCTTCCCGTGAGACCAGTGTCACCGTCAGGGCCGCCAATGACAAATCGACCAGTAGGGTTAATAAAGAATTCAGTGTTATCATCTAAATATTTACCTGGTAGCACATTGCGAATAAACGAAGTTATTACACTACGCAGTTGTTGGATATCAATTGATTCACTGTGTTGTGTACTGCAAACTACTTTGGCAATACGTTTTGGTGTACCATCGTCATTGTATTCAAATGTTACTTGGCTCTTAGCATCGGGACCTAACCAAGCTAGAACACCGTTTTTGCGAGCATCAGTTAAGTGTCTGAGTATCTCGTGACTCCAGTAAATTGCACTGGGCATATGGTTATCAGTTTCATTGCAAGCATAGCCAAACATTAAGCCTTGGTCGCCTGCACCAAAGTTATCTGTACCTAATGCAATATCTGCGCTTTGCCCGTGTAGTAAGTTAGTAATTTCTACATTACGCCAGTCGAATCCAGTTTGCTCATAACCTACGTTTCTAATAACATTACGAACTGCGCCTTCTACTTCTAATTTATCTAAAATACCTTTGTATTCTCCAGCCAATACTACACGATTAGTAGTTACTAGTGTTTCGCAGGCGCACCGAAGACTAGAATCTTCTTTGGCCATAACTAAATCTAATACTGCATCGCTGATAGCATCAGCAATTTTATCCGGGTGTCCTTCTGACACACTCTCACTGGTAAACAAATAACTCATTTTTTTCCTTGTAATTCTTTTACTACTTGATTGATAGTACTAGCAACATTCAATGCTGCCTGTTTATTTAAAATCAATGTATGTTGATCTTCTCTATAGCCCTTGGTTAAGATGTCCCAGGCCGCTTTAAAACGACTAAATCCTGATTTCCAAAAGGGCGTGGTAGTATTTACATAAAATATCATTTCGACATCTTTAGTGTCTTGATCTCCATTAAGTTCGATCCACATATGAACTTGATGGTCGCCGTCATGACAATCACAGGCGATAGTATATGATTTACTATCACCATAATCTCTGTCAAGCATTATACCTTGTGCAGGTGTTTGTGTCATTTACCCCATCCGTTAGACCAAATGTCTACGTGTAATCTAGGACTATATCTGTAACCTCGTTCTAGAGCAATGTCTGCAATGTGTTTACTGTTGGCAAAGTATGCCGCATCTGTACCGCCTACAGGCATAACAAATACTGGACCTTTAAATCCAGCTTCACGATACTCTGCTGTAGCGGCATCTACTTCTTTAAAGTCTTCTAATTTATCAACAACAAACTTTAAGTAAGTAAAGCCACGTGTTTGATATTCTGCTACTACTTCTGGACAGACTGCATCCTTCCAAGATTCTCCGCTGGCACTTAGCTTAGGACTAACGCTAAATGTAATTTGATCTTTGCGTAGATGATAGTCATTGATCAAGAAGCGTTTAAAATCCTCATGTAAATGTTGAGTACCATTAGTTTCAAATGTAAGATTCTCTAAGTCACGCATCTTGTTTTCACTTAACAAGTCTGGATATAGTTGTTGCCATCCTAGCAAAGGTTCACCGCCAGTAATAACTAAGTGTACGTCATTGCCATTGTCTTGCTTCCATGCATGATTAGGAGTTAGCTTTAACATTTCTGCAATAGCTTCATCAATGCTATAGTAAGGGCTTAGATGTTTAAATGCAGGATGCCAACTTGCATAACTATCACAGCCTGTTTGTGCCAATGGCAAGTCCATAAATGTTTTGTATAGATGAACTTTTGCACCTATGTCATCTGGCTCTGTAGTCTTTTGTCCTGCGGGCAAGCCAAAGCCCGGGCATTTGAAGTTACAACCGAATGTGCGAAAGAACACACTAGGTACGCCGATAAAGCGACCTTCGCCTTGTGCGCTATAAAAAATCTCACTTACTTTAATTTTGTCCATATCTTATTCCTGCGTTTGAGCCTTTTAATTTATTACCGTATTTTAACTTCAGAAGTAGTTCCATGTCAAGTGATATGTTACCTTCTATGGCATACCATTCTTCTTGTTCTGGACTAGACCAAGTATCGTATAAACTACGAATAGTACAATCAGGAAAGTTATCAGCTAACCAATATTCTAACTGTTTACATTCCCAAAAGTTAAGGAATATTAACTGCTGACTTTTTACCGTAGGCATTTTACTTTACTTTTTTGGCTTTCTTTGGTTTAGTTTCCGTTGTAGCTGGAATGTTACTCTCTGCTTTTAGTAGTGCCGCTCGGACATCTCGCATCAATGCTTCATCATCCCATTCTAATTTTTCAGGGTAACCATTAGTGTAAGTGATAGTTAAATGACTACCTTTTACAACTTTAGTTTTCGGTAATACAATTTTTGCACTACCAATAGTACCGGGCATTTCCAATGTAATGCTATCTTTTTTCTTAGCAGGCTTCTTTACTTTAACTTCTTCTGCTTTGATTTTCTTTTTCGTTGCCATGATTAACTTCTTTCTAGTTCCGTTGCTTCTTGAATCAACTCAACAAGCTCTGCCATACTTGTGCAAACAATTTTAGTATTAGCCCAATCTTCTTTATGATCATTGCCAGCAATTTCTACCATAAAGCCGTTGTCATACATATAAACAGTGAAGCTATCGTTTACTTTTGATAACTTGTCACTGATTTTATTCATCTTTGGTTTTGCCATTATCTCTTCCTTTAAGTTCATTCATAAACCAAGTGTGCGCCGCATCTTGTATATATGGATATTTAGATACTAATTCCTGATCTTTACTCATATCCATGATTATCTGTTTCATAACTTTAATAACAGATATCCAATCTTCTGTTGTGATAGATCCAGCCTTAGTTGTTATAGTACCATCGTAATGAATTGTTAGAACAGGATCTGGATTATTGCCAATTTGCATAGCACTTGGCTGTGCTATGTTAATACCTTGGCTCATCCAACTAGTGCCATTCATGCCATTAGAAGTTAGAATTTGCCCGCTGGCGCCTTGAGCACCAATGCCACCTGGAATAGCATTGTGTATGGATGGAATAGCACCGTATCCTGAATTAGAGGTAGTCATTGTGTTCTTCTATGCGCCAAACCTTGATACCTTGTTTGATATCAGTCTTGTTCATATTCTCGGGGCTCTTAGGATCTACATAAGCAATCCTAACTTCTACGTTTAGATCTTGTAGTTTCTCTGTAATAGAATTTACACGATTAATAGCATCTTGTAATTCTAATACTAGTTGTTCTATTACAGGGTCTTTCATCGTGGTGCAAATTCTTGTTGTAATTTAATATTGTCAAAGAATTCTTTCTTTGCACCTGGATCAGTTTTAAAAGAACCTTTGAGTACTGTTGTCTGTGTTAGACTAGAGTGTGCCATAATGCCACGATTTTCACAACATCCATGTGTAGCTTGAATATAAACACCTAGATTTTTTGCTCCGGTAGCTTTTTCGATTTCCCTAGCAATATCGTTACAAAGTTCCTCCTGGAGAGTACCACGTCTTGCACACCACTGAGCGATGCGGGTGTACTTTGAGAGTCCAATAAGTTTCTCAGCGGCAATGATGCCAATATAAGCAACGCCACTAACGGGTTGGTGATGATGGCTACACATACTGCGAAGCTCACTACGAACAACAAGCATACCTTCATAACGGTCCGTTGAATCATTTGGGAACGCTGTAGCGTCTGGTGCTGGTTCATATCTTCCTGCCATAATTTCATTAAAGTACATCTTAGCAAGACGTCTTGCAGTACCTTTGCTATTAGGATCGTTTTCACGATCAATAAGCAAACTGTCTAGCACTTGTTCAAATGCAGGTGTTGCCTCGTCAATTAGTTTTTCTATGTCGCCTTCGTATAGATAATCGCTGATGTTATCTCCCGCCCAAAAACGTTTGCCTTCACGTTTCATTTTAAAGCGAAGATGATCGCCTAGATATGCTTCTTCATAGCCCTTGTCGTCTATGTTGTTTAATGTTACTGGTTCTGTCATTTTATTTTCCTATGTTAAGGCAGAGGTCGTTGCCGTGTGTATTAAGTATACACTATTATTTAGGTTCAGTCAAGCGAATTTTATTATTCTTTGCAACTGCTGTAGCCAAAACACTTAGATCCTGTTCACACCATTCTGCAAACTTGACCATGGCATTTGTGTCTTTTGGAAAACACATACCACCAAAACCATATTCGCCATCTGGACCAGGCACTTGCATATGACTGGCACCAAGCCGTTTATCCTGTGCAACTGCTTGTTTAATGCTGTTCCAATCACAACCATTTTCTTGGGCTAGTTTTGCCATTTCATTCATAAAAATAACTTTAGTAGCAAGGAAGCTGTTGATTGTATATTTGGCAAAGCTAGCTTCTCCAATACTACAATGTGTTACTGAATTTAAATTTGGTTGGCTTAAACGAATGATGCGTTCTGCTTCGTTTCTATATGCTGTAGTTGCTCCGCCAATAACAGCAAAGCTACCATTGACATAATCCGATATAGCATTAGCCGCAGTTAGAAACTCTGGAGCATGTACTAAGTTTGTATACTTTGATTGTAATCCTGTGTATACACTTGGTATTGCTGTAACTTTGCTAATGATAACACCTTTAAAGTTTACAATAGATAATTGATTTAATACTTCAACTAATATGCTTGTGTCACACGATCCGTCTGGACGTTGTGGACTAGGCACACAGACAAATACTGCATCAAAGTTAATTATGTCAAGATATGATGCCATCCAACCTTTTGCTGGATCGATAGCAAGTAATTCTACATTCGTGTTATTAGAAAAAGAATTATGTATTGCACCGCCTACGAAACCCATTCCTATAATTGCTACTTTTGTTTTCATTTTTTACTTTCTGCTTGTACTACTCGCTTACGCAAACTGCTTGAACTAAAACTGTGATCTCTTCCGTTAAACACAATTTCAATTCCACGATCTCTGCAGATTTGTTTTCCTGTAAACTCTTTGTCTGCGTACTCTACGCCTAGTATTCTAACATCAATAGGTAGAATAAGCAATAGGTCTTCTAAGTCTTTTTCTGTTTGATAAATAACAACTTCATCCACATTACGATTTGTACTTAATTGTATTTGTCGTTCTACAATACTTTGTATCGGCGGATTTTTAGTATCAGGTCGATCAATGGTTGGATCTGTTTGTAGTGCGGCAATTAGATAGTCGCAGTGATTTTTTGCTTCAGCTAACATAGCTACATGCCCTGCGTGAAATAAATCAAATGTACTAAAAGTTATACCGACTTTTAATCCATCTTCTTTTAACTTTTTAATTTTGTTGAATATCATGGTCCTGTTTGTACGCTATTTTCTTCTGTTCCAGATGTAACTAATGCTTTAATCAAATCCAAATGATTGTATGCTTCATCTAGTGCTGGGTATTTACTACGCAGTTTCTTAGTTTCTTCTTCCTCTTGCATCTTTTTATGCACCCATGCCCCGATAACATTTATATCATAGGTACTGCTATTATGAATTTGAACAGTATTATCTATTCGCATCCAAGTACTGCCTGTACTAACTTCAAAGCATTTAGTAGAACCATTCCATTGAACAGCGCCAGTAATACTCGGTTGATTATAACTAGTATCTACTTGATACCAACCAGGAGTAGATCCATAACTTTGTATTTTAATCATATTTGATTTATTCCTTTATTAGTTTTAAAAAGTCTATCCCATATAGTAAATATACTGCCAAAATTATTTGAATTATGTCTATAGTGAAGTAGTGTCCATGCACCCCATGTAAGAGGAAACACATCAAAATTAGTGTCGTACTTTGTAGATGTTTGAAACAATGCCGCCCAAATATAGTAAATAACTAATATCCATAGTTGGCCTGTTACTAAGGAAAATAGAATAGTAGGAACAACTTCTGTAATCCATAAATCAATAGTGTAATCTTTTGATTTATGAATAAGAAAGAAATGTCTTAATGCTATTCCAGATTCTTTACTACGGACAACATACCTATGATGCTCTCGATGAATATCTTTTAAATACGGCAAGTTATGAACAGCACGATGCACAGCGTACAATATCAATGTCCACAATAAAAAGTATATAATAAACATTATAGATTTTTTAACATATCATTGGCACTAAAGAAGTTCATAGACAAATATTCTGTTTGTTCTTTAAGCTGGCGTAGACGAGTATGATAATAATCCATGTGTGTTATGATAGCACGACATAGATCAGGACGATACACATTGTATGCCTCCCAAGACTCTGTCCATTTGCTTTCGTATTTGAATACGTCCAAGTACATTTCGCTATAGCTTAGTCTATCTGGAACCATTGGGATGGCATTTACTATGGCGCCTTCGTAGCAACTAATGCCCAGTGTTTCTTGCAAGTTGGCACTGAACACCATTTTAGCTTGACCTAACAATGTATGATATTGTTTTTTAGTTAGTTGGTCATCTTGACATACCACAAATTCATATTGAGGCAAATGTTTTTTTAGATCTCTAAAGATTTCGACTTGCTTCTCTGGAGCGATACGATGCGGGAACAAGATAAGATCTCGTTTGTTTAAATTCTTAAATGGCTTTAGGGTTTCGTCCATATACTCCATGGGCCAACCTGTGCGTATAACTTTGTCATCGGCTAGTTCTACATCCTCGTCGTGAAACAAGTTATTAGAAAACATTTCAATGTGAAAGTCTGTGGCAAAGTAGTTATGATCAAATGCGTGAAAGAAACTCTTTTCAGCATTTCTAACCCAAGGCTTGTTACCTACAAGACGTCCTAAGAAGTCTTGCGGATCATAACTACCAGCATGCCATAGTCCGTGTGTGGTTACTGGGATGCCCAGCAACTCGCTCATATACTTCAGGTTGATGATACCTGGATGCCAAGCGTCAGTAAAGATAAAATGATCGCCAGCCTGGACGGATCCTGAACAAAAAAGTCTTCCAAGCTGTGCAACTTGGTCTGCCTTATAGATATTAGTGCCCCCAAAATTAAGAAATGCACCAGGAGTAGTGGCGCTAGGGATATCGCTAGGACCCGATATGACTTGAACTTCATGACCTGCCTTTTTAAGTAATTGTGGAACATGCTCTTTCCACTGACCAGTATAGCGAGTGCTAACTGATTCTAAATCAACTAAAAATATCTTAGACATTTTCGTCTCCTACATAATCTTTCCAGTCTGTGTAAACTTTACGGTCTAATAAGTCGTGTAGACTATGACACCATACGCCTGGATTACTATGACCCCATGTAGTATCATCAATCTTTAGTGTAGCATTATAATTATACAATTTAATATGAGGAAGTTTAACGCTAATCATAGGAATGAATGTGTTATATTCACTCCATCCTTCTTCGTTAAACGTATCAGCGTATTCTACACCGAAGTCAAGTGTAACCCAATAACCTGCGTCTAACAACTCAACAATCATATAATCCCAGGCTTTCCAGTCATCATAGTCTTTAGGAGTAAAACTTTGACTTGTGCCGAGATAAACGTGACGTAGCTTATGCTCATTAAGTAGACTAACAATTTTATCTACAGGTTGAACACCTACCACGAATAATGTGCGTTCACCATACATAGCGGTACGTTCTACTTCTGTACCAATAAAATAAGTTGTTGCCTTACGGCCTATTGTATCAATTGCCATCTTTGTTCCAATAAATGTATCCTCTGCTATAACCTGCAGGACGGTCTAGGCCATCAGCAAATGCAGATTGCCATTCAGTGTCTCTATTATACGCTTGAGTCCAGAAGCTGTCAACTTGAATATCACCTTGTTCAATCCAATATGCCGCATCTTTCATACAATGATAAAAGCCGTCTGTTCTTGGACTTGGGAATATCATAGTACACGCCTTCCAAAGTAAATTACTAAAGTCTGTAGTAACTTGTTTTTGACTGCCAAATACTACTAATGCTTCATTATTTAGAATGGGTTTCTCAAAAACATCCATCTTACTGCTCAAGTCAATGATGACATCAAATGTGCCTTCATAGTCTTGATGCAGAACTTCACTCCAAAGTTCTTTGTTGCTATTACCTACTACTGTGATTTCAAAATCTAAATGATTAAGTTTAATCGTGTTATAAGCAATCCACGCAAGAAAACCACTGCCAAGTATTAATAATTTTTTACCTGGTCCCGCACGTTCGGAAATTTCTCTAATTGGTTGTTGTACTACATTAATACCACAGGCTACTGGTTCTAAAATATATCTAGGATGTGCTTCTGGCACTACTACATATTCATTGGCTCTAACGTTGTATACATCTGCATAAGCAGGCTCTCCGCGAGTAGCTACAATGTCTCCTACTTGCGTCATTCCAATATTTTTACCAACTTTAATTACGCGACCTAATCCTTCGTGTCCTTGCATATTAATAGGCAAAGGACCAAAGTCACCGTTCATCATATCAATGTCACTACGGCACACGCCTGTCATAATGCTTTCGACGGTAATCTCATAATCGCCACAATCTGGATTATCCCATGTAGTTTCTATAAAATTACCTTGACCAGTTGTTTGTAGTATTCTTGTCATAAGTTTTCTATTTGCTTGTGGATCCAAAGATCCTGTTGTAATTGTTCTTTCCAGAACTCGTCATTATTTAGGTTTGTAACAGCGGTTTCTATCATTGCCTTGTATGCTTCTTCTGGACATAAACCTAGAACAAACTTAGCGGCACTATTCTTCATATCAAAACTAATATAAACATCATCAGCTTTATTGTCTTTCCAGTTAGCAGTCAAGACCCAAGTTGTGTTGCCGTTTTTAAATTCGAATTCACAGAAGTCATCGACATCGTAAGCGCCATCACGATTGACAACGCCGTAATCAGTATCAGTAATATCTTTGAGTTCATGTCGTTGTACTGCGTTACTGTATAGTTTATTACCTTTTGCGTAGTCTGTCAATGCCACATAATAACTTAACATATGAGGCATTAAATCACGGCTAACGCCACCAAAGGCTAATTCTTTTGTGGTAAACCAACTACCTGGATTTGGGATACGATTTTTGTTATTCCAAACAAGTCTAACAGTATGACTTTGATCTGCAAGTAGTTTGAACTGTGCAATAGTATCACGATATTGATTATTCTTAACCATCATGAAACGAGTCTCGGGATAATCAAAACAAAGTTGTCGCCATGCTTCACTGTTGGCAACGCCTGGTTTTTCAACAAATACTATCTTACTAAGTGCGGCAACTTTTCTTGCTAACTTGATATGTGTAAAGTTTGGAGTACAAATGTTCACAGTATCAAATTTACCGTGAACACGAATAGCATCGTCTAGGTTTGAAAAATCAGCACCTTTAGATGTATCCATGTCAACAGTAATCACTTCATAACCAAGTTCTGTTAGCACAGGCCGATAAACAGCCTGGCCAAAGCCTAATCCAATTATAAGTGCTTTTTTCATTATGCGTCTTTTAAGATGTTTTCAGCTTCGCTTAGATCCCAATCATCGACTATGGCAGAGTCATTATCGCTGCCTTTGTCAATGATCTTCTCGCCTGTTTTTGGATCTTCGATTTCAAAAAGCAAGTTATTAGCTTTGGCATTAGTCTTAAGAGTTTTCTTGCCGTTAAAGTCAGCAAGTAATTTAGAAGCTCGGTCAAGTTCGGTAAAAGGTGTTTCACTGGTAAACACACGATTAACTAACTCTGTGATATAGATCACATTACGCGGAACCCAGTTACTAAGTTCACCATTAGTGCCTTTAGTAGGATGCCAATGACCGGGATCAGGTTTGTGTAACACACAAGCAGTATCATTCAATGCGTTAGCACGTTGAACAGATTCGATGTGTTGATATACATTATGACCCATCATTAAGAAGTAAGCAAAGCTATCCCAACTTGTTCTACTTTCCTTGCCTAACTTATTCAAGTCACCGGGTTTGTAATAACAAGCATCTCCCATAGTCATACGTTCGCCGACCGGACTGCCCCAAGGCCAAGGCGTATCACTACCAGCAAGACGTCTATCATCAATGGCCTTATCCATAATGTAACTAAAACGATTGTTACGATGAACGTGCTGTGTATAAGCCTGTCCATAAGCAGTAGCTAAGAACGGACTAGCACAGTCAAATGTAATCTTCATATTAGGATTAACATGTTCACGTAGATTACGTTGAACGGCAGTAAGCAAACAAGCGAGTTCAAGTTTACTAGTACCCAAGAAGTGAATAACATCACGTCCAGGCTCCAGCAACTTTTCATCACGTAGTTTAACTAAGCGTCGTAACATTAAGTCTGCGTCCTTCATGTTATTACCACCCATAGCCCAACCTTCAAATGGATAATGCTTGACAGCTTCATACCAAGTGTCAGCGTCTTCGTTAGTACCACCTTGAAGAACGTTTAGGAACTTAGTCTTACCTTGACGATGTTTTAAGAAGAAATCATTGTTAAACAATGTTCCACGTAGACAATCACCGAAGTCTTTAAGACCTGTACGTGCTTGATTGATAGGTGCGGCACTCCAAGTTGGCAAGTCAAGTACCATGCTATAATCAGCAGTGAACTCTAGCCAGTTAAGAATTGCCATACGGGTTTTATCCGCGGCGCCTACATAACCTGCATCGCCTTGCTTCTCCCAGAAATGCTGCCAGTCAAAGTTAATAACGCCTTTACCAATCTGGAATCCGCCCGAGTCACCAAGAATAAAACTGTCGGGGTTAGTTTTATCACGTTGTTGAACCATAGATTCTTCAACATAACTCTTAGTTATATCTAACTGTGCGTGACCTGCAGAATATAACGCATCAGGGTAGTAAAAGTATGCTTGTTCCTTGTTAAGGAAGTTCATACCTTCAATGCCATTCTCAAACTCTTTTGGAATTCTATTCAATGGAACGAATTCTTCTTGTTGTTGTTTACTAATAAAGGTTTGATAGAACCCGCTGATACTTGGCAAAAAGACTGCATAGTCTTTATTGCGTGTTTTTAAATCTACACGGGTTTTATGATTAGGCATTTACATAACCTGCGTCAGTGTTCTTCATTGTACTAGCAAAGCTAGGCCAAGCACTCTTATAAAGACCCACATGGATCTTTAATTTCTTAGGAGTACGATCATTAGTAATTTGAATATTAATGTCGTATGTGTAACTGTGTTCTTTTAACACAATCTCTGTGATCTCAAAACTGTGGATCCATCGCTGGTCGCACATGTCTTGTAGATATTTGCAGAACATGTCTGCGGCAACGTGTCCAAGACCATCTTGTAACACTCCGTCGTACATTTCACTGATCTTCAACAAATCATACTTGATATCGTTGATATTGATCATGGCACGACTTACATAAGAATTATTATTATGCATAGTTCTCACCTTACTTCTGTTCAAATTGAATGTAGCATCCATTTTCACCATCCTCACTTACTTCTATGGTTACTGCTCTGCCGGGATGGCGAGCATTAATTTGTGTGTACAAATCTTCTGCGATCATCTCGCAACTTTTAAAGTCTAATGCTAGTATAGCACCTTTATAAAGATTTTCCAACCAGCGTTTAAATTGAATAAATTCAATGTCACGATCATCATGAAACACTTCAATGGCTACTTTAAAATGGAACATGTGTCTGTGAGGATAGCCAAGAAAGCTGACATCATATTCATCGCCGGTAGCCAAGTTAGGATCAGTTAGAGCCGCTGGATACTTGTGTATGCCTTCTTTTTGGAAGGTAACCCAAATCATTTTTTTCATTTTATTCCCAAGTTTCAATTGTTGGATATTTTGCTGTTGGAACAACTGGTTCTACATCCTTAGTGCCAGTTTCTTTCGAACTGCCTTTTTCAGAGGCATTTGCACCAAAAACTTTTTCGTGTAGCGTCCAAAGTTTCCAATCAATCTTTTCTAAGAACTCATTCATTTTTTTAAGTTCTACTAAAACATCTTTGTTATCAACCATTTTAAATCTCCTTATTCATTAGTAGGATCATCTGGATTTTGTTCATTAATTTCATAATGATATCCATTTTCTTCACCGATAAGACGAACCATGTTCATAATCATCCACAGTTTCCAATCCATACGATGGAAGTATTCTGTTTGCTTTTGTAGCTCTTCTAGAATAAGTTTCTGTGTATCGACTTCTTCAGTTGCTTTAGCTTTGGGTGCCTTAGGCGTTTTAAGTGGGGTTAGTTTAGTTGCCATGTCGTTCTCCTTATCGTGTATGTCCTGGCAGGATATAGTTATAAACACCAGTACCGCTGTCAATAGTAATCATACAAGCTACCTGGCAGAACTGTACTGTACATTCTCCGCTCATTCCGAGCTTAAGAATACTTAAAAATTTGTCAATAGGCCAAGAATAGCCTTCTTTCATATTACCTGTTACATTCTGTGCAAAGGTCATACGTCCAAAGTGGCTGCCGCCTGTGTCGCTGCCAAAGATAAAAACAAGTTCGTTGTTTTCTGTCTTAACAGTAAATGTAGGCTCTAGTGCAGAGTAGATACCTGCCTTCTGTGACATTTCACTGACTTTGCTTTTCTTGGGTTCAAAGCTAATATCCCACTTGACACCTTTAAACTTGCTTTGTTGCAGTTGTGTGTCAATAATCTCTTTACTCATCAAACGATACTTGTCGTTGTTGCCGTCTGCATCTTTAAAGATGAAATATTCTGGAATTGTTTCTCCATTCTTTTCAACTGTAGATACTTCTACTTCAACTCCGTCTTTATTATAAAGACCAGTAAGACCGTTTAAGAAACTCAAATTACCTAGGCCAACTTCACCAATTAACGGTGCTACTGGATTCTTTAATTCAGCTTCAAGGACCACGTTACGTTTTTCGTCACAGGTCCATATTTCTGTGCTAGTATCAGTGCCTGTAATCTTTGCTAAGTCAAAGAAGCCGAGGCTGGCTGTGTGTCGCACGATATCAAAAATTGCGTCTTTCATTATTTTCTCCTATACGCTAGTATAGCGTATTTAGGTTGTAGTGTCAACTGTTATAACTACCTATGTTACCAAAACATAGTTAAGCTGACTATTGATACGACGTGCGCCAAGCACGTCGTGTATTCTATTTAGTTACGCAAACAAACTTTCGAAGGTATTTGTTTGGTCACTTGCTCGAATATCCCAATCAAGAACACCAATTAAGTTTTCCACTTTATTGTTGATGATTGTTTCTTCCATTGCGCCATGGTCAAAGGGCATATCCTTAAACCAATCTGGCAATCTCATTTCGTCAATTGGATAAGCAATACTTGTGATGCCCATTGGATTGGATTTTAACTTACAAACGATAACTTTCATACCATCTGTAATATCCAAACTTGCTTGGTCACCGTGTGCTTTCTTAAACCTATTCCAATTGATAGCCGCCATAGCATGTCCAACTCCGCACTTACCCGTCTTTTCAAAAGTCTCGGTATGTTTGGTTAAGTTGTTAACACGCTTTGGAGTACCTTTCTCCCAACCTGGTCTCTCTTTGAACTTTGTTCTAAACACATTGATAGCATCAATAACGTCTTGCTTGTCCTGTCCATTGAGAACCATTAGTAGAATTTCTTCCAAGAACCGTTGCATGAACTCTGGAGTATCTGCTCGCTTCAAGTCAAGACCCATAGCTTTAATCTCTCCCAGCTCTCCATCCTTGTCTTTGCGTTTACCTTCCTTATCATAGATAAGAACAGCATAACGCTTTTTAGTAATAAACAAACCTTTACTGGCAACAACTTCACGACCAGCTTTAATAATCTCGCCCAGGTTGGTTGGACAATTAAAAGCAGTATTCATAAACAACGGAAAGGTAGCATTAACTTCATCGGCAACCATGTCATAGAGCTCGATAATTTTATCACGTGTCCAATCAATTTCGCCTCGGTCAATCTGACCTTTGTAAACTGGATAAGCACTAAAGTAACACGAATCGGTATCACCATAGATAATAGTTCGACCTTTGTGATCATATTCACCAGTAAATACATTATTAACTTGACTAGCCATATGTCTAGCAACGCAACGACCTAACAATGTAGTGCTTTGTCCAAGACGGATATCAAAGAACCTGGAACCTGCGTTAAGCAAAGCGCCATACAAACTGTTCAAATTAATCTTCTTAACTAGTTGTCGTTTGTCCCAATATTCAAACATATCAGTGCCATATGCTTCTTTGGCTTTCTTTTGTAGTTCTTTACGTTCGGCATACCAACGAGTTAACAGGCCTGGAATAACACCCTGTTTCTCATAGGTAAAGATTGTACCATTAGCAGTTAGCATCCAGGGATTACCTTGTAAGTAAATCAAGTCATATGCTTCTGCCGCACTTAGTTCTGTGCTAGTGCCATTCTCCCAGTCAATGATAATATTGTAACCTTTGTTTTTAGCAGAGATTTCATTGTACTCGTGAACCGAAAACTTACCGTCCCAATAGTCAGCAAAGCCTTTGCCACTGTCCAGCCAATCTTTAATTTCTGGCTTAGTTTGTTGTTGACGCACTTGTCCGATAATTGTTTCCGGACTCATATTAAGAGCACGGATTAGAGAAGGATACAAGCTGTTCAAGTCCATACTTCCGATCCAGTCGTGAACGCCTTTTTCTGGATAAGCAACATAAGCACCCGCTGCCTGTGTTTCAATTCCATCGCCACGCTTACGATCCATGACCATTACGCCTCTGCCATGAGCTTCGTTAATAATCGCTTGGTCAGTCATAGCCACCGCGCCCATTGTTGTACGTAGAGTAACTGTGTTTGCATGTGCCAAGACGTTAACTAAGTCAATGTATTGTAGCTTGGCATCCATCTTGTATAGCAACATAGTATCTTGTCTGTTATAAGCAATAAACTTTTCAAAGTCATTGTTATACAGTTGATCTAATGTGCCTTCATAATGAACTTTTGTTTCACCAATCTCAATCTCACCTACATAATCTAAACGATATGTGTGAAGTTCATGATAGGTATACTTACGATACAAGTCAAGATAGTCTAAGTGAACACGACCAACAAAGTCATATGTCTCACTGAGCTTTCCATACTTTTCGTATTCACGCTTTTTAGGTTTAGCGTTCCACAAGCAGAATCTACGACTGTGATCTGAACCCATCAACTTAATAATTCTATTAACTGTATATGGTACGTCATAGCCTTCACTGTTCCAGCCACTGATAATGTCAGCATCGTCAATAAGACTTAGGAACATATCCAACATCTCTTCTTCTGTACTACAAAGAATAGTGTCATCAAATCTAGCAACAATAGCTTCTGCTTGATCCTGTTCCATCTTATCTGGTTTAATAACTAAAGTGATTAGTTTGTCTAGCCAGCCGCAATGTATAGAGATAGCAGTAATAGGATTAAATGGATCGCTGGGATCAGCAAAGCCTTTAATCTTATTGTAAGCAACTTCAATGTCGAAGAACGCCTTATTAACTTTTGGAGCATCTGCGTTTAGATAGTTTGTTTCTAAACAACGATTAAGAGGCTTAATATCACTTTCATAAAGTTGTTTGTGTCCATAGATACGCTTTTCTTTATCAAAAGCCTTGTTACTAGCCACAGCAACTTTAGTCAATCTCCGACCATCAATGCCTGTGTATTGACCTTTATTATCTTGATAATAAAACAAGTAATGTGCTGGGAAACTTTTAAACTTCCTAACTCCATCAACTCGTTCTACAACATTGATAAGGTCTTTTTCTTTTACATAAACTGCGTCAACATAACTCATAGTATATTATATATTCCTGCAACATAGATTAATGTAACTATAAGTTGAACAATAATCAAACTCCACTTGCGCCATAGTATACCAAGAACAAACCAGCCTAGATTGCCTAGGCCACTGATCCAAATGTTTAGAGGATAAACATTATAACTGGTCAAGGCAACTCCCCAGATTAAAATAGCGGTACATAGCCATTCAAACCAGAATTGCCAAGTTTGTTCTTTTAAGAATTTAATCAACGATGGCCTGCAACTTCTAGAACTTCTTCTACTTCAGTAAAAGCATCTTGTTCTTTGGCAAACTCGTTCTTATAAGCAATACGCAGAGCTTTCTTTAGTACGCCGGGTTTCATATCAAGTTCTTCAGCAATAGCTTTAATGGTTTCATTCAAGCCTTCGTTAAGTGCATTAACTTCACCCATGACTTGGATGCCTTCGGCAAATAGTTTTTTAATTTTGGCTTTTTCATCGCCACTGAACATACGCGGTTCCATAAACACTCCTTAATAAAATGTGTTCACTATTATATAATAATAAACAACAAAGGTCAAGTGTTATTGGCGTATTACTAGCTCGTTGGCTAGTTCGGGTACAATATCTTCAATACAATTTCCTCGCATCGCTTCCATTTTTCTAGTATAAGTAACCCATTCGTTATGAATCTCATCGCCTAAGTATGGATTGGACAATGATTTTATAATAGAACCGAATTCGTTTTTGATTTGATTTTTTGTGTAGTAGTCAACTAGGTGTTGTCTAACAGGATCAGACAACACCGCAGGATTTAAGTAAATTGGATTAGTGACTACAATGTTAAAAAATACATCTTTAACGAACTTATGTTTGGTTGCCATTTCTAACCAAAAATCTCTTATCTCAACTAAGTTAAAAATATTATAGACCATAGTTGATACACTTAACGTTAACTGTACATTTGGCATCATGTCTATTTTTTCAATAGATCTTGTAATCGTTTCAATGCTACTATCTTTATAGCGAATATATTCATTGAGTTTACCCATGCCGTCGACTGATACGCAGTATGTAAACATCTTTGCTTTTGATAATAATTCAACAACTTTTTCATTAACAATACTACCGTTCGAGAACATAGTAAATTCTATGTTAGCAATAATACCGAGTTGATCCAAATGTTCTAATACTGTTAGTGTTTCATCATTATACATAGGATCGCCGCCTTTGAAGTGAACGTACTTCAATCTAGATAAATCCAGTTGTTTTAAGTTAGATGTTATAAGATCTGTATCTGGCAAATTATTTTTAAATGTGCCTTTAGAGTCAGGAAATAATCTTTCCCATTCAGGAATCCATTTAGAACTAAATGCTGGACCACAATGCAAACAGGCTAAGTTACAGATATTACTACCATTAAATTCTAAATAAACAATAGCGCCATCTTCGTACTGAATAGGATCAGTACTAGCTTCATTTTGAAAATGCACAGGTTGGAAACCTAAACGTGGACTCCATCCGTGTTTGTCTTCTTGACTCTTGCATCCCTTATAACAACCTTTAGTCCATTCTTGATTAAGTAATTTGTTTTTAAGATCTGCCCATTTTTCTCCTGATACAATATCGGAGATGTTAGTTTCTTTAATGTTACCTAAGTGATCATCCATATACGCACAACAGGGTTTAACGCCTTTGTTGGTATCGATGAGAATATTAGTCCATGGTGCAATACATAGTGGTTGAGTTGACATGAACTTATTTAGTAAATAGAATAATTTCTTTTTGTCGAAGTTCTGCAAGTTCTGGACGAACTCTGCCACTGTCTATTGTCCATTTTGCTAGTTCAGTTGGCACAGCATCAAAGTCGCCTCGATTGATAACTTTGAGTAAATTGCTGTTTTTGAAAATATCCTCACCCCGATCTGCGATAAAAGACTCAAGGGCAAGGATTTGATTTTTAGTTAGTTCACTCCGGACTAACTCTTTAATGGTTGGATTCATTTATCTTTGTTTAAGTGTAGCTCTTAATTGCCAAGCATGTTTAGCGTGTGCATCTTGACGTTCTGCTAAAAAGTTGCTAAGTCCATGATTGTGTGCGACTTCGGCTAGTTCATATGCTTGCTCTACGCTTGCTTGAACAACTGAGTTGTCAGCTAATAACTTCTCTAACATGCCTTGAGCATTTAAAATTTTAATTTCATCTTCGATACCAGTTAGTTCGCTGAAGCGAGCAAAGCTAGCAGGAGCATACGCATCCATAGCACGAATTTCTTCGGCAAATTTATCCAAACTTCCATATACTTCTTCGTAGATGTTGCCGAACAATTCGTGATCTTGCAGGAATGTGCGACCTTCTACGTTCCAGTGAAAGCCGTGCGCTTTTAAATAAAAGGCAAATGTATCTGCCAGTGCCTTTTTCATTGCTTGTACTAATTCATCCATGATATGTTATCCTATTAAGTGTATTTATCTCTATTGAGTAATACTTAAATACTTAAAGGCTTTTACAAAAAATTCTCTCATACTATAGTTAGAGTTATTTAATAGTATTAGATAAAATTCTACTACACATATCAAAGCTATTTTCTAACTGACTGTATAAATTATCATTACTAGCAACATAGGCCATACCATAGGCTGTAATGCCCATGTCTTTGTAGTATTTAGGTGTGGGCCATTTAGGTTGTTTTATTTTAAAACTATCATAGAACAAGCAGATATCTGCTACTTCCGCTAAGTTTTCTTTTCTAGGATTTTGCATAGCAGTAAGCATCATTATTGCCACAGGAGTATCGGGAGGTATATTAGGTTTGTCAAACCACTTAGCCATTAAGCTAACTAGGTAATATTCTAAGGGTTCGTTTAAGTAAGTAGCAGTTTTACCTTCTGCATCAAGAATCAATTCATAACTACTGCGAATGTATTCTTGCCAATGTGTCATGCGCTTCGGGTTTGTTTAGGACCTTTGCGTTCTTTCCAACGCTTGTCAGTGCTACAGTAGTATTTGCCATAGCCTTCTTCTAGTTCTTCGCCTACTAGACGTCCTTTGAAAGGATGTTGCTTAGGAGGTTTAGCAAGAACTTGTCCAATGGGTTTTGCTTTTTCTTCGCCACCTACTTGGCCTACACGCTTTTGATCAGCGTCTAAGCCTTCTGGTACACATTTGTTAACACGCTTGCCTTTATTCTTACCTGTGCCAGGTTGCGTACCAGCTTTGCGATACCCATCCCAACATTTCATTTCACTAAGAATTTCAGCAATTTTCATTTCTTTTTATTTCCGTGATCGTGTTTGATGCCCATGCTTTTGTCTAATTTGCTGGTTAGATTTTTGTCTAAGTGATCGATATCTTTAGAATACTTTTCAGTTCCCGTATCACCAGCACTATATTTGTCTTTGGCAGAGT